TCTTGAAGTTGTTTAACTTCTTTTGACAAAGCCTCCATTTCTTCGTTTCTATTAACCCAAGCTTCTTTTTGCTCGTGTGTCATATCATCGAAGTTATGTGTTTTAGCTTCGTTTAAAGCAGATTCACGAAGTTCTTGGAGTTTTGCTTTTTTAGCGTCTAAATTACTCATTTAGATTTCTCCTTATATATCCGTTGTTTCTGCGAGAATACGCATTGTATCTGCAAAAACATCATTTGCTTTTACTCTATTGTCCTTTTTATCTTCTGGCAAACCTGCATTTAGCAAGTCATCTATGTCTTGAAAGACTGCGTTCAACTTTTCTTGCAAGTGCATTAAAGCGTCAGCAGATTTAGGACTTAGTTTTTTATCTTTCTCCAAGCGTAAGGCAGTAAGCTCCTTAGCTCTTGTTAGTACTGCAAAAACATCATTAAGAGATGTTTCTACTTCTTCAACGAAAGTTTGACCACTTTCATTTGAAACTTCTTGTGAAACTTGTTCAATTTCATTTTCTAAACCTTTTGCCTCTTCGTAAGCGTTATGTGTTGCACAAGGCATATAATAAGTTTCGCCATTTTCATCAATAGTATGAGTTCCTGAACAACCTAATTCTTCAGCTCTAGCTAAAGCCTCTCTTTCAGTTGTATAAGTATCAGGCATTTCTTCGTGCATATCTTTTGTAGCTTTTTCTTTATTAGCTTTTATAGCCATTGTGTAAGTTTCTTGATTAGCTCCTACTAATACAGGACTAACCTCCCAAACTTTTAAATCTTTTAAATATCTTACTTCTTGACTATCTCCATTATCTTTTGTAAAGGTTCCAATTTCTGAATCTAGTACTTCAAAACCAAAAGACCATTGTTGCAAATCGCCCATAGCTTTAACAGTTTCATAAGCCTCTCTACCACTAGCAGTATTCATATTGAATTCTCCTACAAATTTTGCATTAACATCATCTTGAATAATTTTTCCTCTGCCAATTGGTTTAGACCAATCGTGAGCCCATACCATAGTTACGCCTTTATCTCCATATCCACTTCTTATTGATTTTGGTTGCACTACATCATTATCGCTATCAATAGTATTGAATACACTAAATACTGCTTCCACTTTGCCCTCAATATCATTTGATAATATTGAATCTATTGTTTTAAACTCTTTTGTCATCTGCGTCTTCTATTCCTTTTTCTATGGTATATTGTATCACATCTACAATTGACTACAAGGTTTGCTGGTGCTCCAAAACTACTATCTCCAGGATACCTCATTTTGTAACCACCTACATTGAACAATTGCTCATATTCAACTCTAGCATTATCAACTGCTCTATGTGGGTCACGAACTAAATTATCTCTACGAGTAATCCATTGTTTTTCAGTAACTACGCCACTTCTTTTAACTGCTTGTTCTTTTCCAAATTGTGCTAAAACTTGAGCCTCAGTTCTTGCTATTGTATTACTTCTTCCAAGTCTTTGCAATCCAAAACGATTAGATACTTCTGCTTGTACATAATCAGCTAAATCTTGTCCTACTAAACCTAATTCACTTCCTTTATCAAATCCTACTCTTAAAGCTACATTTAATCTTTTCTTTGTTGTTTTTGCTAATTCAGGCATAATAGTATCTAATCTATTAGTAACAAATTGTATTGCCTCTTTATTTCTAGTCATTGGCTCAATAGGAAAAATAGCATTTGAATTTCTTAATCTAAAAAATCCACCTGTTATAACTTCCATACGAGGTTTTTGAGTTCTGCCCCTAATAATATCTTCATCTTTTCCTTTTACTTGTTCAGGCAATAATGTAGTTATTTGAGCATAAGCAAAATCTGTCATTAAAGATAAATACATATCATACAAATCTGCTTTCCAACTCTTAGTTAGATTATCAATAATTAAACTTGCACCAGCCCCAATACCAATAATTGTTACTGGATTATTCTTAAAATAAGTATTTATTTCTTTTTCTAAATTTTGAAATAATTTATAAAATTCTAATGTTAGTTGATAGTCCCATTTAGATAATAAAGCGTCATATTCTTTCCATAAAATTGTTTTAGTTTCTTCACTTTCAAATTCATTTGCAAATATTTCATCATCTAAATCTAATACTGCATTTCTTCTTTTAATTAATTCTAAAGCAGTTGATACTTTTTCATCTCTTGCGTTCATAGCTCTAACTAATTTTTGGCTCCAACTTCTACCTGCATTTCCGCCCCATAAAGCCCAAGCTATTCTTCCATTACTTGGATAACCGTCTTCTCCTGGCGACCAACCTTGACCTGTTTTATCACTTTCGTGTCTTGGAAAGTATTTAGCAATATGTCTTACTTTTTCTGCACCTGCAGTTCTATTGTTTAAAATATATCTTGCTGAATTACGACCAACTGAAGTTCCACCTCTGCCAAACTCTTTTACCCACTCTAAACCTCTACGAGCTTCTTCTTTAGCACCTTGAGGAATTGTAAAATCTAAGTCGTCGTATGGTCCTTTAAAATTCTCCACTATAAGCGTTCTCTCCGAATCTATGTATCTGTTCCAATCGTGCTTGTGCTAATTCTTCCGTAGGATAGCAACCAAACAATCTATTTGTATCAGCTGAATAAACGCAATATTCGCCATTTTCCTGTCTTATTACTTTATTTTCTAAATCTTCTTCTAAACTACTTTGCTCAATAACAGGTTGATTAGTTACTTCTTGGACTGCAGTATAAGTTCCTATTTCTTCTTTTGGAACTGCTATTTTATTATTTGGTATTAAATAAACATCATCTTTATCGTCAAAGTCAAATCCTAATTCTTCTCTAGCCTCTGCTATTGTTAAAAATCCTGCATTAACTCCTACTGCTATTCTTCTATATTTTTCATCTTCATCTTGTTGTAAAGCTCTTACTTCTGAAAAATCATAAAATGCCTCTTGATATTGTTCAGTATGAAAATCTATATTTAATAACTGATGAGTTAGTTCTTGTCCTATCATACGCCACATTGGTATTAATTTATTTTCAGTAAAATACTCTCTTAATTCTTTAGCATTTGAATAAGTAGCTCTTTCTAATCCTGCACCTAATCCTGCTAATATTGCAGGAACACCTAATACTGCAGATATTCTTTCTTCAGCGTTATATCGTAAAGTTCCTATATTTAATTCACTAGGACTAAATGCCATCTTCTCAACTTCCATAGCACCACTTAAAACTAAAGGCATACCTTTATTAGCACCTGAAACTTTTTGTTGATATGTTTTAACTATTTGTTCTGCTTCTTCACTTGTAGGACCATATCCGTCTTTAGGACTAATAATTACACTTGGAACACCACTATTAGCTAATAAAGAAGTTGCTAATTGACCTGCTGATTCATCACTATAAATTTCTCTTAAAACTGATTTAACTGGACTAAAACCTCTTTTATGATTAGTTGGGTCTAATCCAAGTCTTAAATGTACAATATCTTCAGGCATAATAATTGTTAGTCCATTTTTTTGTGTTTCATATTCATAATGAGTTATTAATTGACTTTCATTTCCTTTTGGTTTAACTTGTTCAGGCATTAAAGGATAAAGTGCTACTAATTGTCCTGCTTCATTTTTTTGTTTTAATAAATAGGCATCTCCAGAAATATGGATTGCATTAATAATATATTGTTGAATAATATCTCCTGACATATAAGGATTAGGTCTTTTCATTAATATTTCAAATGGATGATTATAAATTACTTCCATATCATTATCTTGGTTATATGTTTTAACTAATAAATTAGCCTCAGAAAAAGATACTCCTAAAGTTTGAAGACAAGCGACAACTGCTGAATTAGATTGCCCATTGCCCATATTATTAACATCAAAAGCGCCTGCATTAGTATTCCAGCCCCAAATAAAACTATTCTGTCCATATATTCCTGTATCATCTCTAAAAAAGTTATAATATTTTTCTTCTTGATTAGCTCTTCCAAAAATTATGTCGCTAAGTTTTCTTCTCTCTGCCATTTTTTCTCCTTAGTGGTTTTGATAGTAAGTGAACGCGACCCTAAAAGGTCTTACTATCTCCACCACTACTAATATGCCTTATATCCAGTAGTGCCTATAGTTTCAGTAACTGCGTAAGCTAAAGCGTCCACTTGGTCGTCGTGCTCTCCAACAGGAAACTGTAACAATTCTCTTTCTAAATCAGAATACCATAAGGCATTACGATTAAAAAACACTTGTGCAGATTCCATTTTAGCACCTAAAGGTAAGGCTCTGCTAAATTTATCTCTATCAGGCGATAGTTCTTTTACAGGTAGTCCTTCTCGTCTTGCCATTTGTATTAAAGCTAATTGATAACCTGCTCTTTCGATTCCAACATAGGCAGGTTTAAAAGCATTATAAACTTTCCATAGTAAAGGTAAAATATCAGGAGCTTCTAATCTAGCTCTTTTAACATCTAAGACCAATAAGTCATTATCTTTTGTTTTACCGACTGTAACAATTGCAGTAAAGTCTGCACTTTCTTTTGTCGAGGTAGCCAAATCCACAGTCGTAATAATTTGTATTTCATCTTTATATATTTCTTTTTTACCAAGTAAAAAATAATCTCTGGACTGCTCATATCCCATTTTATCATATTCTGTTTTAGTTGCACTTTCGTAATAATGAAACCAATCAGGCTTAATTAATCCTTGACCGCTTTCAACAAATTGTGCCTCATATTCTTGACTATATAAAAAACTTCCTATTTCATCTTTTGCACTATCTAATTCTTCTAAAGGTATAAATGGATTAGTATTTGTATGATATTGCCATACAGACCAATCTTTGTTATTTTCAGCTCTTTCAAATAACCTAGAAAACCAATTAAAGCCTCTTGGTGTAGATATAAATAAAGCGTGTCCTTGTTTTTCAGTTAAAGTAGGTCTAATAACTTCTGCCCAAATTTCTTCTTTGATATAAGCACACTCATCTAAAACTACAAAATCTAATCCTGCACCTCTTAACCTTTGAGGATTATCTCCTGATTTTATTTGTAAGCTACCTTTATTAAATGTTATTAGTTTTTGTGCCTCTAATACTTCACAAGGTAAATCAGCTACTATTT